AATGCAAGTCCATAGTCTTTTTGATTAGCGCTAAGGACTTTGCAAGCCTCAGCATCATCATCGGGAAGTCTACGAAGAAACTCCATAGCCGCAACAACAGCGTGAGTTGTCTTGCCAATTCCTGGGCCACCATCAAACAAAAGGCCAACACCGTTTACACCGATGTTGCCAATCTGCTTGATGACGTGCCCGTTAGTTGCATCCTCAATCCACGTCGCTACTTCATTTGGAAAGTACCCAGCACGGTCAACAATATCCTGTGGTTCAAGACCAAAGAAGCGACGTGGGATATTAGAGGTGCGAGTTAGCCAATGACGTTTAAGCGATGACAACTCATTTATGTCGTACACGTTCCCCCCAAACTAAATATTAAAGAATAATCTTAAATGCTACTGCGCCATTAAAATGTACTGGCTTGTCTTTAAGGTCTTTAGCATCTGTTGCAATCATCTTGATGCTCTTCTTAGGGGTATTTGCAAGAATCATAGCCTTAAGCCAACGCTTGCCTGCTGATGCGTTAGAGAACGCTTGACGACCTGTAAGTGATGGAGCCTCTTGGTCATCACGGACAATTGAAAACTCGCAAAGCCATGCTCCGCCTTTTTCTTGATTCTTGATAAGTTCTGCTTCAAACATTGCATTAACTTTTTTAGCCATTGTTGTTCTCCTTAAGTAGTTCTTCTTTAACAATCTTACGGACACTGTCCTCAGTCAACGGAGGTTGACCGCCTGTCATTGTATTGGGAATCATTTATCTGCTCCTAATCGTTTTTCATAACGCTCTAATTGTGCACGACCAGAGAGCGAGTTCTGGAACACACGACCATCGCTGGCGGTGAGAGTGCCTATCTTGATGGAAGTCTCTACTGGAGCATTGACCTTTGTCAAACCCAAGTTCTCCCGTGCTTGATTCATCTTCTTGCCAAATGATGCGAGGTACTTTTTGTAGAGAAATGGAGCCTCATCGCCAATCTGCTCAAAGTTTCTTTCATCCGCAATAAACAGACGAAGCAACTCTAACTCGACTAAGGCTGTGGTGTTGTATTGGTTTCTGAACTTTGCAAGGGCGCCTGATAACGACTTGACGTTGACGGTACCTGGAAGTAGCGGGTATAGGCGGCCCACTTGATAACTAAACTCTGCAGCGACGTCCATTGGCGTCCACTCATGTTCTGGTCGTTTTCCACGGGTCTTGGGGTCGGACTTTCTAATCCGTGGCTGTGCCGCTTCTTTCGGTTCAACAAGCCCAAAGCCTGCCAGGTCTTCTCCATCATCTTCCCATTTTCTCATAGGTACCTTTATTTCTTTGAGGAAATCCTTTTCCTCAATATCTTTTAATTTATAACTATCTTGGCTATTAGGTACTAATGGCTTATCTACTATTTGGCTACGTGACCTATAGTCATGTGAGGTGCGGTAATTTGCAGTGCGGTAATTTTCATCCTCAGTGCGGTAATTTTCGACCACCTCGTACCAGTCCATGCCCTTAAATCCATTGGCTCTCCTGCTCTGACTGCGGGTCAAGAAGCCAGCCGATTCTAAGGCTTTGAGGGCTGTTCTGACGGTCTTGTCAGATGATTTGCCAGTCTGTCTACCCAACTCGGCTATAGAGGTCTTAAAACGGCCTCCAGAGCCCTGTAGATGGCATATGGTGGCGAGCAATCGGAACTGGTAATCGGTCAGGTCAGCGTTATACGCCTCAGCAGGGATTCTCACAGGTCGTCATCGAAGGGAGAGATATCCTTCATATCGCCCTCCTCGGCTAAGCGGTCTCGTATGGTCTCGGTTAATACATCCAGTACGGCAGAGGTTACATAGGCCGCAAGGCTCTCTGCAAATAGGGTCAAAGTCGAGACCATGACGTCGTAGAGTTCTTCGGTCTCAGTATCTTGGTCGTAATCAATCTCAATGACATCCAAGCCGTCAGTGATATCCCACATCTCTAAGCCGTAATCTTCTAAGGAATGCAGTACAGCGTGAGCCTCAAGGCTGTCATCCCAAACCATAGCGAGTACGTCGTGCGGCTCAATCTGCCTCATGACTTCTTTGATGGGGTTGGAGCAGATGGTGATGTTCTCATGAGGGATGTGCTCTATCCCTTCCGTTTCTGAAACAAAAAGAGTAAACGAAGCATCGTATGAGAGTATCGCTTTGAGGGCGCTCTTTACAAAGTTGTTGTTGTTGGCTACTGCTAAAAAAATATGGGCTTCATCAAATTTTTCTAACAGTTGTTCTAAACCTTCAGTTACATCTGCATCCTCATCAAAACTAATGACAGCAATACGTTTCATTAGAGACCACGCAGACGTGGGAGATTAGTTACTACTGGTTTGTTTAACTGCTTACTAATCCACGTAGCAATAAATGCCGCAGCAGGAATTGCGACAACAAGGGAACGAGTTGGGGTGTCTAGTAACCATAAGCCCAACCCACTAAGCGGCAGTGTGAGGAATTTATTAAGAGCACCAACTCCAAGAAAATCCATAGTGATAAGATTTAAAAACTCAATCACATAAGCGATAGCAATTCCAACGATGAGTATCGATATAAGTAGGTCAGTCATGACCTGGATACTACACGGTTAGGTTTGTGTATTCCAATCCTGCGGCAGAGGTAATCCGCCAGAAAGCGTTGGGAGGAGTCCAGTCCGATAAGGTGTAGGCAAGGCGGGGTATTTTAAACAGTTTGTTGTAGTACTGGTCGCTGTAGGAGTTGTTGGCCGTGCTTTCCCATACAGTGCCGTACTCACTTGGGAGTGAGCCATCAAAGTACTCCGTGGCTACTGCGCCTTCCTCAAACTGCACGCAGTCTAGGTAGAACGTGCCAGAACTTCCAGAAAAAACTACGTCGTAAGTTGCTACGGAGGTCACAAGGGCATCGGTCAAAGATGTGGCGGAGACACGGGCCCAATCAGCATGTGTCCCTAATGCGTAGGTATCGCTCTGTTCTACTACAGTTCCAAGACTATCTTTACCAATGAATTTAACATTTAAGTTAGTTGATGCTTTTGCTAAAGCAGAAGCAACGTAATACTGGCCAGATTTTACTGGGACACTGTTGGCTGTAAATGTCCAGGCTCCAGTTGCAACTATCTTTGCGCTCTTACTTCCTGAGTAAGCAAGTCCTGAGACGCTTGAATCTTGTGTGACTGTTGCTGAACCTGTCTTAGTCCAACTGTTTGTGACGTTTGTTTCAAATGATGGGTTATTAATGTAGTTTCTTTTATTTGGAGTTAAGTAGAGGGTGATGGCGCGGGCTTCGTCATATGCCACTGTGCTTCCTGCTTGAACGCAGACTTCATCAATGTAGTAAGTGCCTGCTGCACTATAAGCAATCTTTAACGTTGCGTATGACGCAGTGCTAGGGGTTGTGAATGTCTTTGATGAACTCTTCCACGTGTTGTTAGCAGCAACTCCTGTAGCGGTTACTGTTGAGCCAGTTACTGTACCCGTTGTGTCATAAAAAGTTACGGACATAGTAATAGTGCCAGCACTGGCTGGTGATTTTAATTTGCATGACATGACGTAGTCGGTACTAGGGTTTACTGGAATTCCAGTCGTGATAGGTGTGCCGTTACCTAACTGTATGTAACCAGCAGCACTGGCTACGACCTTGCATGTGTAGACGTGGTCTATCTGATTAGTCGTGGTTGTATCGGGCACTTGCTCATTGCTGGATGTAATAGTTGCAGATGTGGCTGACCAATTACCCGTTGTCTTGTAGAACGTTGAATCTTGAACTGTAAGTAGTATGTTTGGAGAGACAGTAAGGACTGGTGCATACCCAGTTAAGGACTCAGCGTATGTTGATATCCCGTTTGCTATCCCCTTATGTGAATACATAAAGAATGCTTCACGAATCAATTGCTTTTGGTTTTTTAAAGGGACGCTTTGTTCTTGGTCTAAGCCAACGTTGTCAGTTTGAACAGGAATGAGTGTTGAGGGAGAACCTTCTTTTGTATGGTTTGGTCTTACCAAATCAATAAGGGTTAATAACTGTTCAAACGTAAAAGAAAATCCATCAACAAATGAGTACAAAGTTGAAGCCTCATCTGTTACTGCTAGTGGGCTTTGCTCTTTTGATGTATAAACTTTTGGAATTATATCCATTATTTTTTTCTGCATTGAATGATTTGACGGGATAGCGTCGTTTATTTTTCCAGCACTGACCCAAACTTTAGCGCTAGTAAAAAGAAACATTCCGTAGTAAACGGGTTTACCTGCAATTAAGGGAATGTCGTTTGGGTTGTCTTGCCCGTCAGTAAACGATGAGCGGCTTATGTTACCTTCTGAAGCAAACTCATCCCAGATGATTACCCCGTCTTCTGCTGTTTCTGGAAACCCAATTTGATTTCTTACAAGGCGAATTCTAGAAAAAGTTCCTGTGGGGTTTGCCCAACCAATAAACGTGCGAGTAAAATCCAACACAATGATAGACATTGGTTCAACAGAGTAAGCAAGTTGAGGAGCCGCACCGTATTTACCAGAACCGTATAAAAAGTTACCGTATTTTGCCACGGGTTATCCTAACAGCCAGCGAGTAGGAAAGAACTGATTGTTTCGCCGCCTTGAGCAACTGTAGCCCAAGATGCAGATGAACCGTTTGTAGTTAAATATTTTCCAGTGTTACCTGATTGCGAAGGCAACCCATCAAAAGTTGACCACTGTGTGGCGTAGTTACTTCCAGATGATTTAACCAATACTTGCCCAGTTGAACCACCTGTTGGGATTTTTGCGCCGTAAACAATGTTCAAACCATATTCAATATTGGCAAGGCGGTCCTTAAGGGTATCCCAAGTGGTTGTTACTTGGTCAAAAGAACCAATCCAACCAGAACTGGTACGGACGTATGTGCCGATATTAAGTTCAAGTGAGTTAACCTCGTCTTGAAGGCTGTTAACGTGTTCGGCAAGGACAGTGTCGGTAAAGTCGACCTTTGCAGTAAAGGACTTTACGGCTGCTGGATATGATGCTGTCACTTATATTCCTCTCAAACCTGTTGGTCTATTTTCTCTGTTTTGCCACCTATTTACTGCCTGAACTGTTACCCGTTGCTTCCGTGAGTATGGCTTGGAGCAGTTCTGGTGCCCAAATTACTGTGGAGTGTTGTCAACTGAGATTCCAAAGAGGCAATTCGCGTCTCATAGGTTTTTAGTTTGTTTGCCATAAGCATGAGGGTGTCTGTTAAATCTAACTCAATAGTTCCATCTTTCATGGTGTTGGTTTTTACGTAAGGAGTCAATCCAGTTAATGAAACTTTATTTTCTAATGGTTTAATAAAAACCTGTTTGTTAGGACTTTTGTTTTTTCCAAAGGCACCCATCCACACAGGGTATTCAGGGTCGCCACCAATGTAAGAGACCCACACACCTTGCCCAATGGCTGGTGGTTCAGTTTGTACACTTGACGGTGTTACAGGCCAAATCCAATCGGTTACTTCTGGACCAGTTGTCTGTACTTGAACTTTAAGACGGCGCAAGTTATTTGGGTCGTTATTGTCAATAACAACTGCTCTATAAAAACCGTGAAGGCGTTTAATAGGGTCTATTGAATGACTCACATCGCACCAACGGTGATGTTGCTTTCTAAGAATCGAAATATCTCATTAGCAGCACCCGTTAAAGTAAGGAGACCAGTGGTACCAACACGGTGAAGCACTGTGACTTTTGCAACTTTAATTCCAGGAACTTGTTGCAAAACAAACTCTATGTCTTGAGGATAAATTGTGTCTTGGAAATTCATTCCAGCATAACCAAAGACAGATAGGATAGTTGATTTGATTGACGTCTCAACCTCTGTTGTTGTGTATTGAGGCAGTTTGGTGTACGAGATAGACAGGACACCGTCAACATAGGTCGGTGGTTGAATGGTGACTGTTGTTCCAAGAAGAGTTCTTGTAGATAAATAGTCTGTTACTGAAGCCTTTATATTTGCGTATTCAATTGTTGTTGCGCCTAAATCATCAAGACCTGGTTGCTTGTCTGTGTCTGTTGCTGAACGACTTGGGGCAATGTATACAGTAACTGATGTCCACACACTTGCTGCAGCGTTTGCCTTACCGACTCCCGTTACTCCGAGAGAGAGGTCAGCGTAATCTTGTAGAGTTACCGCTCTATTGTTTGCTCGTAAAGATAGTGGTGCAGAGATGCGAATTTGGTCTAGAGTCTCAGGGTCAGAGCCTCCAATTGCTGCACTATTAGTCACAGTCAATGAACTGCCCAGCGCTGTTATTGCTGACTCAGAGAGGCCTGAAACGTAATTAATATCGGTGATAGTTGCTGCATTAACGTTACCGATGATTCCTCCGCCAACGGTGTAGTTTGCCCTTACTTCGGAGTACTTAGTGGGAATAAATCCAGAAACACCATCACCAAAGTTTACGTATACGACGTTGTTTTCATCTACTGTAATTTGAAACACCTGGTCAGTGGGGTTGTAGTCAATGAGGTGTTGTACTTGAGTCCACTTTGAATAGACGTCGCCGTCTTGTACGTAAACTTCAACTGAGCCATCAACTACAGGTACCTCACCCAATGCAAAAGTTGTATTAGGAATTCCTGCAGAAACCCCAATCAGTTCTCCGTAGGTGTTTGTATTGCTGGAGACTAAAGTTACTGGGCGCCCTTCGTTTGCCGTGATACTGGCAGTTCCTGCTACATCTCCAATTTGCGCTTGAATAACTACATCTGCATTTGTTGTGAAGTATACTTTTTGAACAATATCCCCAATAACAACATCTCCAGAGAACACGGTGCCCGCTGGCAAAGTTATTTGTGAAGCAGATGTATTGGTAAAGTTAAAGGTGGTAAATGATTGACGATATCCCGCTGGAATGTAGCCATAAGTTTGAGCAAGGTTAAGGACGCTAGAACGCTGTGTAGCAGTTGCCATAAATGATTCGTTAGCATTACGGTCAATGTAGTAAGACATGAGGTCACCAAGGTAAGCAAATGCTTCCACAAGAGCCACACCAAAGTCCGACGGGTCAGATGCTGACCATTCAGGTAGACGGTCTTGGATACGAGCAATGAGTTCTTCTCGTAGTGAGTAGTAATCTTTACTTGTGTAATCTATTGAAATTGGAATACTTGAAACGGGTGTGGTGCTCACATTGTCTCCTTGACTGTCGGGTTAGTTCCATTGATAGAAACAAACCCAAGGGTTGTTGTAACTAGTTCTTGATTTGGTAATGCGTATATTATGGTCACATTTAAGTTACCTGTGTATTCATCTAGACTTGTTGTAACGCTTTGTAAACGAAGTCTGCTTAACTGTGTTTCAAAAGAATGTGATACTGTGTTTTCAATTTGTGACGCCGCATCTTCTGATGTTTTAAACTCGGCGTAAGAAATTTCGCTTCCAAACTCTGGGCGCATAACTCTTTCACCAATAGCAGTGCCGATGACAGAACGAACACGGTCTGCCCACAATTTAGGTTGTTGGTCAGTCACGTTTATTTTTCCATAAGAATCAATAGAAAAGGGCAAAGATATACCAATTTCAGCCATTAGTTACCTACCCATCGTCTTGGAGTCACATTCCACCCAGCATTAGTTTGTGAAATAAGTGGAGACACGGCATTAAGTTTAACCGATGTAGGTTTAACTGTGGTACCTGTGGTTGTTTCATAGTTTAAGTTTCTTACTGGGGCTTTACTGGCTATGGCTGGTCTTGACCCGCTGGGAATGTTCTTATCTAGACCATCGGCCATGCAAGTAAACTCCATGCTATAACGACCGTCAAGCACTAGTTTATGTGTGACCTTTTTGATTACCCAAAATCCGTCAGTTGTTGAGCCTGTACCATTAATTTCAATAGTTCTGTAGGGTGCTACTCGTGGGTCACCTTGACCTCGCCCTTCAGCATGAATAGAAAAACGAGATAGTTGAGCATGCGCTGATGCTAAAGATTCCGCCATCTTTGCTGTACCTGTAATTACCCCAGGAAGTGTTTCTTTAAATAATGGGTCTTTAGTTGTTTGTCTTAAATTTTTACCTACTGTGTTGGCTTTGTGTGAGTACGTTGTAAGTTTTGCTGTAATTGGGTCCACGACACTTACGGTTTTAGTAGTTCTTTTGTTGTTAGCATGAGAAAAGAAGTCGCCACTTGTAGGCTTAAAGTGGTCAAGGGTTTGAGAAAGCACTGACGACCAAGGAGTGCCGTATGGTTCAGTAAAAGAAAAAATTGGTATAGTCGTCATTGCTACATCAATCATTTTATCTAAAGGGTGGAAATGCAATTCAGTTCCGTAGCATTGAGCAACGTACCCTTTACGTTTGGCTATTTCTTGAATCTTTTCCCAATAGGTATGACCAGCAAGAGACTGTTGAGAAAATATGACATTGTCTTCAGTGACTACTGGTTTTAGACCAAACCCCTTTGCAATGCTAGAAACAATTTGAGCACCCGTTTGATTTTTCCAGATTTTATATCCGCCTTCTTTTAAAGAAAGTGAAGCACCAATACACCTAATTACAGTAGGTCTGTAAATAGACTGTTGAACAACAGGGGTTACATCCATTACATAACCAATGAATGTCCCAGATGTTTTGTCATTTTTCCAAGTTATACTTACAGGAACACCCGTTTTTAAAACTTTTTGATAAAAAGCATTAAACCTTGTGTAGGATAACTCAACCACATCTTGTGACCCTATCTCTTGATGGATTGATACATTATGTGGTTGAATGATTACAGATGGAAAATCTGGATAAGTTACTGTGAACTTGGAGCCAGCACGGTTTTGGACGGCTACGTTATTCATTTGGAATACGAATCTGAGTTCCAGGTTTAATATCTAAGGTGTCTATAATTTCTGGGTTTATATCCAAGATTTGCCACCATAAATTTGGTTGACCAAGATAACGCAACGCAAGTACGTCAATCCTATCTGTTTCTTTCCATTCGTAATAAAAGAAAGATACGCTGTAGTTTGGCCATTTTCTATAAACTACTAATTCATACGAATCTTTTCTTGGGTTGTATGTTTTAGTAAGGTCACCGTCAGAGTACCGACTATCAAGATATATCATCGTGTACCTCCAGGTTGATAAAGAGGAGTGTTGTTTGTTCCATAAGATGGGTGTGATTCTGTATAAGTTTGAGGTCCGTCATTAAACCTTCCAAGAACTAAACGAACGCTTGAAAGAATAGGAACCATACGACTATTGAAGATAGAATGAGTAACAGACAGTTCAACAACCCTGACACGGTAACGCATTCCTGCACCAAGATGTAACTCAACAAAAGTTGGACGTATCCAACCTCGGTCTGCTGTTTGCCCATTAAGTTGTGAGATGAATGTTGCATGAGGACCATTAATCGTTTTAAATAAATATTCTAAATCGTACATTGTCCCTTTTTTATAAATTTCTTTTAAATCATCAACATCCACTAAATCTGGATATGGATTTATAATCTTATTGCTTTGTTTTAGGTCGTCTTGTAAAAACCTTACATACGTTGGGTCTAGTTCATTTCCAAATCCTGAATTAAATCCATTTTCATTAATGTATGCAAAATCACCAATACGATTAAGAAGCAGAGTAAGTTCAACAGTTGAGGCTACTAGTTGAGCAGATACTGAGGTGTAAGCGTCTTGTCCAGATGCTTCGTAAACTGGGTCCATTGCCATTAACTGATTCCAAGACATAGCCACTTCTTTAGGGTTGTACAAGAATTTAAAACCGTACATTTGTGGGTCAACGGCTATGGAGTTGCTCTGACTATTTGATAAAGAGTTTACATATTTCCTATCCATTTGAAGGGTGCCTCGCCCACCTGTGGTG